GCCGAGGATTTCGTAGTCACAAATGACGACATTCTTTCTTAGAAGAATGAGGAAGTAAGCATCAATTCTCATATCGTTGAGAAGGGCAGATAACGATCTTCGTATTAACCTGTGAAGTATAGACAGGGATCTTCATTCCATTAATGCAGGAATAAAAGCAGCACTATTCATTTTTCGCAATGAAAGAGTAAGAGCGATCTTCTATTTTACAAGTGAAGTATAGACTTGGTTCTGTCATTTATTAGTAAATAACAAACTACACACGAAAACCCCGCATGCTAGGCGACTATACATGACACCCTTCAATATGACCATATGCCATAAATCGATATGGAATATAATCAGTCGAAGAGTTCAGTATACAATTCTCCAATAAGAGTTGTTCAGAAATAGGAATTCCGAACTTCCAGGAGTAAAGAACACGATCATTATAGTTAATGACAGGTTTTTCTACCTTCATAGTTCTAAAATAATCGAATACCCACTTTTCCCACCAATTGGTTGTCCAAATGATAGAATCAGAAGAGTATTTTGTGAGCAATTTGAACCCAAGCATCCCTGCCACAGGAGTATTTCTCCCCATGACATATAAACTAGCAGCTTTGGATTTGAATAAGGATCTAAGAACGGATTCCTTGGCATTGATGTATTGAGCACCACATGACCAAAAAACACGTCCTATTTGTTCCGGATTGACTAATAACTTTAAACTTTCATCACTGAATGTGTTACCACAAAACGTAGTAAATTGAATCTGATTTTCATACTCCATCTTGATACTAAAACCTAAACGAGCGAAATCAGTAGCCAATAAGTCAGGTCGTGATAATCCAAAAATTCCATCATCACCTTCAACAAAACCATCGCATTCTATGCCCTTCTCTTTGCAAAGGAATAACATATTCATAAGGTTCGAAAACCCATTGCAAAGAGAAGTCCATAGCTCGCCTGACAATCGACACCCAGTAATTTCATACTTAAAGTCTCGATTGTAAAGTCGTTGAATTCTCTCCTTACCTCCTCTTTCATAAGAGTTAAGGAGAAACTTCAACATGCGGTGATTGTGTTGAAAGAAATAACGGAAAAATTGCATTTCCACAACTTTAACATATTCGATATTGAATGAAGATTCAAAAGAAGAATAATCAGTTTCCAAGATCCAGTCCCAGTTCTTTAACT